GTTGTCGAATCAGTTGAACTTGATGAAAATGCTCGAAGATTAAGAGCATCTGTTCGCTTTGGAAAAGGTGAACAGGCTTCTGAAGTGTTCAATGATGTTGTTGATGGGATTAGGCAAAACATTAGTGTTGGCTATCGTGTTGACAAAAAGGTAGAACGTGAAGATGATCCAGAAGATTATTATCGTGTCGCTACTACTCCAATGGAAATTAGTATAGTGTCAATCCCTGCAGATCAGTCAAATCTTGTTGGTGTTGGTCGTTCTAGTTCCGAAACATTAAAATCAACCATTCAGATAAAGGAGAAAGATATGTCTGAAAAAATCGATCTTGATGCAGTAAGGGCAGAAGCAGCCAAATCAGCATCAAAAAATGCTAAAGAAATAATGACTTTAGCAAGAAAGCATAACAAAGCCGATCTCGGTGAAGATGCTTTAAGTCGTGGAATTGACATTTCAGAGTTCAGAGGTGAGCTTTTAGATGTTATTGGAAACGATAAGCCACTTGACACTCCAGTAACTGTAATTGAGCAATCTGCTAAAGAAAAAAGAACATATTCTTTAGGAAGAATGATACAAGCACAAGTAACTGGTGACTGGAAAGATGCAGGTTATGAGAGGGAACTTTCAGACGAAATAACAAAGAGAACTGGCAAGCAGTCTCAAGGAATGTATGTTCCAGACTTTGCTTGGAGATCTGGTGTTATGACAACTGCAGCAACTGGTGCAATCGCAGGTGAAAATGTAACAGATCAGTTTGTTCCAACAATCCAAAGAGGTGACTTGTTCATCGAAGCATTAAGAGCAAAGCAAGTAATGGCTAACTTAGGTGTTACTTATCTTGGTGGACTAACAAATAGAGTTAGAATGCCAAAGATTGCGACTGGTGCAGCAGCAGGATTTGTGGAAGAAGCAGGTGATGTTTCAGATCAAAGTCCAACAGATGCAGGTGTAACATTACAGCCTAGAACATTAGGTGCATTCGCAACTATGTCAAGATTGTTAATGTTAGAAAGTGTTCCTGCAATCGAGCAGATTGTTCAAGATGACCTATTAAGATCTATTGCTGATAAGATTGAATATTATGCAATTCAAGGTTCTGGTTCATCTGGACAGCCAACAGGTATTCTAAATGATGGAAACGTCAACAATTTAGATATATCTGCAGGTACAGATGTAGCAGCACTAACTTGGGCAGATATTACTGATCTAGTGAAGCTAGTTGAGGAAGATAATGGAGTTGTAAACGCAGCGACATTAGGTTTCTTAACAAATCCAAAGGTTAAAGCAAAAATGGCAAACACAGTAAAAGTTGCTACAACTGATAGTGTGATGTTATTGAATGACCCTTGGAATGCCATTTATGGATACAAGGCTGAGTTCACAAATAACGTGCCATCAGACCTAGATCCGGGTGATGGTGGATCAGATGCATCAGCAATGATATTTGGTGACTTCTCACAGTTAATGGTGGGATTATTCGGCGCACCATCAATCATAGTTGATCCATATTCTGGTTCAAAATCTGGTGATGTTCAGATAAGTGTTATGCAAGAAGTTGACGTTGCATTAAGAAATGCAATCTCATTTGCTAAAACAGATGAAATATCAACTGCTTAATTAGCATTAATATTAGGGGGTGGTCTAAGGATCACTCCCATTATATATTGTGAGGTATTATGAAAGTTAAAATTTTACAAAAGTGTTACACAGGTACACAAGGCAATATGCATAAAGGCGAAGAGCATGATTTAGATGATCGTATTGCAAACAAATTAATTACCAGAGGTTATGCTGAAGAAGCAAAAGAAAAGAAGAAAAAGAAAAGTTTTATTAACAGAGCAGTTAAGGCATTAGACACACCAGAGGATGAGTAATGGCAGTTGAAAGTGCAGCAGATCGATTAATATTCTTAGATGTGGATGATTTTGGAACTACTGCAAGCTATACTGTTCAAGGTGGTTCACCTGTTAATATTATTGGGATATTTGATAACGAATTTATAGAGGTAGATGCAGGTGGTACTGTTGGAGTGGCAATACAGCAACCTAGATTTTTATGTAGAACTAGCGATGTATCTAGCGCTACTGAGGGTGATGCAATAACAATTTTAGGTGTTGCTTATACAATTAGGATTGTTCAAGATGATGGAACAGGAATGACAACTTTAGTATTAGAGAAGAATTAATGGCACACGTTAGAAAACAAATAAGAGATGCTGTTATTACTACTTTAACAGGGTTGTCAACTACTGGTTCAAATGTTTTTAGATCAAGAATATATCCATTAGAAAGTAACAAAATACCGGGATTATGTGTCTTTAGTAAAACAGAAGATGTAACTTTTGATACATTGACAAGACCTAGATCAATTAATAGGGTTTTAGAAATTGGTGTTGAAGCATATGTAAAAGCGACAAGCGACTATGACAATACACTTGACACTATTGCAGTAGAAGTTGAAGAAGCTATTGCATCAGATGTTACATTGGGAAGTCTTGCAAAGGATACTCAAGTGACATCTTTTGAAGCCGATTTTAGTGGTGAGGGTGAACAACCTGTTGCCATTGGTCGGTTTACTGTTGAGGTGATTTATAGAACCTTAGAAAATGACGTAGAAACTGCAGCTTAAAAGGAGATAAAAATGGCAACACACGCAGGATCAGAGGGAACAGTTAAAAGTGGTTCAAATGCAATCGCTGAAGTTCGCTCATTTAGTTTAGAAGAAACAGCAGATACCATTGAAGATACAACAATGGGTGATGCTTCAAGAACATATCTAACAGGATTAAAAACATTTAGTGGTTCTGTAGATGTATTCTGGGATGAAACAGACACAGATGGTCAAGTATCATTTTCAGTTGGATCATCAGTAACTTTCGCAGTATATCCAGAGGGTGATACAGCAGGTGACACTTATTATTCTGGAACTGCGATTGTGACAGGTAGGACAATCACTTCATCATTTGATGGTATGGTTGAAGCATCTTTTACTCTTCAAGGTACAGGCGCACTAACTGCTACAACTGTTTAAAGGTGATTAATGTCATTAGGTGAACAGATAGCAGCTAGACGTGTAAAAGAAAGACGAACTATTGAAGTTCCAGAATGGGGTGAAAACAATACTCCATTAATTCTTTATGCGAGTGCAATTACTGCAGGAGATATCAATAAGTTGCAGAGAAAGCATAAAAACTTTCTAAATGATATGACTGTAGATGGAATGGTTGATCTTATAATAATGAAAGCTGAAACCAAAGATGGTGAGAAAGCATTCACATTAGAAGATAAACGATTTTTAATGAGTGAAGATGTAAACATTGTTGCTAATTTATCTGCAAAAATGTTTGGTGAAACTGTTTCAGCAGAGGAACATGAAAAAAACTAAAAAGCGATTTGTTAAGGTTTAATTTATTAGCTTTAGCAGATCGCTTGCACAAAACAATAGATGAAGTTGAACATTTAACTTTATCTGATATAAATGAGTGGCAAGCATATTTTAAGGTGTTAGAAGATGGCAGATCCAACAAGAATTAAAATTACTGCTCTTGATGCAACCAGAAATGCTTTTAGAAGTGTTACCAGAGGTTTAAAGGGAATAACTGGTGCAGTATTTAGTCTTAAAACTGGATTGGTTGGATTAGCCGGTATTGGTGGTTTTGGATTATTAATAAAATCATCTTTGCAAAGTATTGACACTTTAGGAAAAACAGCAAGTAAATTAGGTGTTACAACTAAAGAATTAGGTGCTTTAAGATTTGCAGCAGAAATATCTGGTGTTGAAATCAGAACTGTTGATATGGCAACCCAAAGATTTACTAGAAGATTAGCAGAAGCAGCTAATGGAACTGGTGAAGCTAAAGATGCATTAAAAGAATTAAATATAAATGCTAGTGAAATAGCAAAATTACCTTTGCAAGAGCAAATGCTTAAATTATCAGATGCTTTTGCAGATGTTGAAAGTAGCTCTGAGAAAGTTAGATTAGCATTTAAATTATTTGATAGTGAGGGTGTTGCATTCGTAAACATCCTTAAATTAGGTTCAGATGAATTAAGAAACTTATTTAAAGAAGCAGATGATTTAGGAGTTCTATTATCTGGATCAGCAGTTCAAGGTGTTGAAAAGGCTAATGATGCTGTTTTAAAGTTAAGTAAATTATTTAAAGGTATAACAGATCAAACTGTAGCAGCTTTAGCTCCTGCATTAGAATATTTAGCCACAATACTTAAAGATAAAATATTAGATAGTATAAAAGGTTCTAATGAAAATGTTAGTGCTTTTGGTAGAACTTTAGCAGGAGAATTTTTACAATCATTAAAAAATGTTGTTGTAGCCTTACAAGGTTTTTTAAATGGAATGGTAAAAGTTATAAATGCGATTATGACTTTTTCACCTTTTACAAGAGATATTTTTAAAAACTTTGACCAATTAAAAGAAATCAACATCGATTTTACTAAGATGGATGAATTGATTAGGAGAGTGGGAACTAGGCAAAAAGAAATTAAAATTGATACAGATAATGCAAATAAATCATTTTCCACAATGCAACAAATATTTAATGGATTAAAGGGTGGTTTAGATAAATATACACAAGGAATTAAAACATTAGATCTTTCATTGGCTGATATAACAAACAAAGGATTAAAATCTTTTGAAGACAGTTTATTAAGTATATTTGATAAAACCAAAACTGTAAAAGAAGCATTTAGTGATATGGCTAGGTCAATAATCTCTGATTTAATTAGAATGGCTATTCAACAACAAATTACTAAGCCTTTATTTGGTGCATTAAGTGGAATGTTTGGTGGAAGCACATCATCTGCTCCAATACCGGGAAAAGCTATAGGTGGATCTGTACAAGCTAATAAACCCTATATGGTAGGTGAAAGAGGTGCAGAGTTGTTTGTTCCTAGCAGAAGTGGTTCAGTAGTACCTAACAATCAATTAAGTTCTGGCGGTGGAGTAGTTATAAATCAAACTATTAATGTGACTACAGGTGTTCAGCAAACAGTTAGAACAGAGATTGCTAACCTAATGCCTAGAATAGCACAAGCATCTAAACAAGCAGTATTAGAAAGCCGTCAGAGGGGTGGTTCATTCGCAACTGCTTTTGGTGGTTAATAATGGCTATATCTTATCCACTAGCTACACCAACCAATAAAACAATCCAACAAGTTGCATTCTTTGCAAGAAATACTGTCGCAATATCACAATCACCTTTTACCTATTCGCAACAAGTGCATAAATGGACAGGTCAAAGATGGGAAGCTGATATCACATTACCACCAATGAAAAGAGCAGATGCAGAAGAATGGATATCTTTTTTAGTTAGTTTAAAGGGTTCATATGGAACATTTTTATTAGGTGATCCATCAGCAGTAACACCTAGAGGAACTGCATCAAGTTCTCCCGGCACACCTGTAGTAAATGGTGCTAGTCAAACAGGGGATCAGTTAGTTATTGATGGTGCAACTGCAAGTCAAACAGGATATTTAAAAGCCGGTGATTATATTCAATTAGGTTCTGGAGCATCTGCAAAATTTCACAAGGTTTTACAAGATGCTAATTCAGATGGTTCTGGAAATGTAACTTTAACAATATTCCCAGATTTAAGATCATCACCGGCAGATGATGCAACTGTAGTTGTTACAAATGCTAAAGGTGTTTTTAGATTAAATGAGAATGTTGTTAATTGGAATGTTAATGAAGCATCTATTTATGGAATAACATTTGGTGCTATAGAAAGTTTATAAATGACTAGATCAATCACTTCAAATATGTTGACACAGTTATCAGCTAAAGAAGTTGAATTGTTTTTGGCAATAAAATTAAATTTTGATAGTGGAACAATCGCATTATGGACTGGTTATGGTGATATAACTTTCGGTTCACAATTATATACTGGTGCAGGTACATTATTAGGATTTAGTGTAGTAGAAGAAACATCTGAAATTGCTGCTAGAGGTGCGCAAGTTACTTTAGATGGTATTGAAACATCAATCGTTTCATTAGCTTTAACTGAAAGTTATCAAGGCAGACAAGCATTAATATATTTGGGTGCATTATCATCTGGTGCAGTTGTCGCTGATCCCACATTAATATTTGATGGTCGAATGGATGTTATGACTATTGAAGATAGTGGTGAAACTTGCACAATATCATTAACATTAGAAAATAGATTAATTGATTTAGAAAGAGCAAGAGTTAGAAGATATACACCAGAAGATCAAAAGATTAATTTTCCAAATGATAAAGGTTTAGATTTTGTTTCAGATTTAACAGATAAAGTGGTGCAATGGGGTGGAAACTAGAGTTTCAAATTGGGAAAATCTTTTAGTTAAATATTTAGAAGATTGCAGAGATAAACCTTTTAAATGGGGGGAACATGATTGTGCTTTATTTACTGCTAAATGGGAAAAAATATTAACTAACAATTCAAGATTTTCTGAATTTTTCAATAAATATAAAACTGCATTAGGTTCTTTTAGGGCATTAAAGAAATATGGTAAAGGTGATCTTGTTAATACAGTAGATGCTAAACTAGAAAAAATTGACAAGAAAAAAATTACTAGAGGTGATATAGTAAGTGTTAATACAAATGAGGGTATTGCTTTGGGTATTTATACAGGTGCTAAAATAGCAGTTGTTAGTTTAGATGGTTTAATTTTTTTATCGTTAGATGAAGCGATAGATTGTTGGAGAATATAGTATGCCACCGGTAGTCATAGGAGCAGCAGTAGGAGCAGCAGCATCAACTGCTATTGGTTATTATGTTACAGGAACAGTAATTGCATCAACAATAGTTTCATCATTCGCAACTAGTTTTGCTATATCTTTAGCAGGAAGTGTTGCATTAAGTGCATTATCTGGCAAGCCTAGTGGAAGTTTTGGCGCACAATCATCTGCATCTTTAAATAGAGATCAAATGATAAAGCAAGCGATAACTAATCGCAGAGTTATCTATGGAACTGCAAAAGTTTCCGGTCCACTTGTTTTTATGGAAACAACTGATAATAATAAATATTTACATATGGTTATAGCTTTAGCTTCCCATCAAATTACAAATGTAAGCAAATTTTATATAGATGATGTTGAAGTTGAAACTGATATTTATGGTTTTGTGGGTGGAGATTTTAAAAATAAAGCTAGAATTTTTTGGGCAAATGGTAGTGATGACCAAGTAGCAAATGGTAATTTAGTTTCAGAAAGTGGTGGTTTGTGGACTAATGACCATAGATTGCAAGGAATTGCATATTTATATGTTAGATTAGAATTTGACCAAGATGTTTTCCCAAATGGAATTCCAAATATATCTGCATTGGTTCACGGAAAAAGAGTTTATGATCCCAGAGATGCCACAACAGAATTATCAACTAATCCTGCATTATGTATAAGGGATTATTTATTAGATACTGATTATGGGTTAGGTGTTAGTGCATCTGAAATTAATGAAACAAGTTTTACAAATGCAGCTAATGTTTGTGATGAATTAGTTACTTTATCAAGTGACGAAAAGGTAATTAGAGCAAATCCAGATCAATATGATACATATTTTAATGTGCTTACAAGGGATGGTTTTACTGCTATTGCTTATAATTATACAGCCGTTGCTGCTCAAGGTATGTCAACTGTTAATATAACATCTGGATTATTTGAACATAGATATATAATGAATGGTATAATAGACACTAATGAAACTCCAAAGTCTATTTTAGAAAATATGCTATCTTCTTTGGGTGGAACTTTTACTTATACTGCAGGTGAGTTTTCATTAAAAGCAGCATCATATATTACACCATCAGACACTTTAACACAGGATGATTTAAGATCTAGTGTCAGTGTTAAAACAAAAGAAAGCCGAAGAGATCAATTTAATGCAGTTAAAGGTGTATTTATTTATCAAGCAGAGGGTGTAAAGCCAACAGATTATCCATCTATTACATCATCAACATTTGTATCAGAAGATAATAATGAAACAGTTTTTGCTAATATAGATTTTGCTTATACAGTAACACCATCATTAGCACAAAGATTAGCTAAAATTGCATTATATGCTAACAGAGAACAATTATCATTGGTCTTCCCTTGTAATTTAAGCACATTTAAATATCAAGTTGGTGATACTGTAATGGTTAATTTAGATCGTTATGGTTTTTCTTCTAAAGTGTTTGAGGTTGCGAAATGGTCTTTAGCATTAGATCAAGATGATAATGGGCAACCTGTTATGGGTGTTGATTTATTATTAAAAGAAACAAGTTCTGCTGTTTATGATTGGAATGCAGAAGAAACAACATTTAGCCTAAATAACACAACATTATTTGATGCTAAGACTGTTGCTGCACCGGGGTTAACTGTTACAGATGAATTGAGAATTGTTAATGAAGAAGCAGTTTCTGTATTATTAGCAGAAGTAACTTCAAGTAATAATGCAGTTTCACAATTTGAGGTGCAAGCTAAGAAAGCTACTGATACCAATTATGTGAGTATGGGTAAAGGTGGAACTGGTCGTTATGAATTATTAAATGTTGAAGATGGTGTTGTTTATGATGTTAGGGCAAGAGCATTAAATGCTTTAAATGTTAGATCATCTTTTACAACAGATGCGCATCAAGTTGTTGGTAAAACAGAACCACCTGCAGATGTAACAAACTTTCAAGTTAATGTTATTGGAACTGAGGCACATTTATCTTGGACACCTGTGGCTGATTTAGATTTATCACATTATATAATAAGACATTCACCATTAACTAGTGGTGCTATATTTACAAATGCAACAACTTTAGTTGATAAAGTATCAAGACCTGCAAACACAGTAACAGTTCCTGCATTAACTGGAACATATTTTGTTAGGTCAATCGATAAACTTGGACTAGCTTCAGCTAATGCAACAAGTAATGTTACTTTAATTGATGATATTAAAGATCTAAACTTAGTAGCGACATCAACACAACATCCTAGTTTTACAGGAACTAAAACAGATGTTTATGATATTGGAAGTGCATTAGTTTTAGATACAGCATTATTTGATGATGTTACAGGTGACTTTGATGATGCTGTAGGAAAATTTGATGGTGGTGGTGGAACAGTTTCATCAGAGGGAACATATGATTTTGATACATATATTGATACAGGTGGTGTTTATACTAGCAGAATAACAGCGACTGTTCTTTCAGAACGATTAGATTATGTTGATCTATTTGATGATGCTGCAGGTTTATTTGATGATCGTGAGGGATTTTTTGATGGTGACAATGCAACATTTGGTGATGTTAATGTTGAATTACAGATAGCTAGAACAAGAGATGATCCATCTAGTGGTTCACCAACTTATACTGCATTCCAAAAGTTTAATGTGGGTGATTATATTGGTAGAGGGTTTAAATTTAGAGCAGTTTTAAAGAGTGCTGATTTAACAGCTACACCAAAAGTTACTCAATTATCGGTGACTGTAGATATGCCAGATAGAGTATATTCTGAGAAAGATATAGATAGTGGAACAGACACAAATGGTAAAGATGTAACATTTACACCTGCATTCAAAGAAATCTCTGGAATAGGCATAAGTGCAAGTAACTTAACAAGTGGTGATTATTATGTTATAACAAATAAAAGTGCTACAGGTTTCACAATAGAGTTCTTTAATAGTTCAGATGCGACAGTTGATAGAACTTTTGATTATGTCGTAAGAGGTTATGGAGAATTAGCAGCATGAGGATAAAATATGTCACAAAATGATTTTACTATTGCCAATCAAGGTTTCCCGGCATTTAGAGCAGATTTAAATTCAGCATTACAAGCATTAGCATCAAATAGTTCTGGTGCAACTGCTCCATCAACAACATTCTCAAATATGTGGTGGTATGATAGTGCTAACAACATCATGTATATCAGAAATGAAGATAATGATGCTTGGATAAAGTTTGCAGAATTAGACCAGACTAATGATAAATTCGTTTTAAGTGGCACATTACAATTAGATGATGGAACAGTATCAGCACCTGCCTTAACATTTAATTCTGATACGAATATGGGTATCTATAGAGGTGGCACAGACATATTAAAGTTTGTAACAGCAGGAACAGATGCGATTACCATAGATGCTAGTCAGAATGTTGGGATTGGGGAGTCAGATCCATCTTCACCACTTCATATTTTTGGTTCTTCCCCAAAGATTACATTAGAACATTCTAATCAAAATGGTACTGCACAAATATATACAACTGCACAATCAGGATTAATCTTTGATGCAGACCCTGATAACACAGACAATGGTACACCTATTCAGTTAAAGACTGATGGTAAAGCAAGACTGCTTGTTGAAGATAGTGGAGACATCAGTTTCTACGAGGACACAGGCACAACACCTAAGTTCTTTTGGGATAGTAGTGCTGAGGCTTTAGGCATAGGAACTAGCTCACCTGCACATTTTCTAGATGTTGTAGGACAAAATGCAGGTACAGATGCAACATTGAGAATAAAAACAACTGGAACACAAACTTATAGTGATGCTTTCTTGTATTTAGAAACAGCAGGTTCAGGTATTACAGGCATTGCTTTTGGCGATTCTGCTGATGATAATGTCGGTTTAATAAACTACGACCATTCAGATAATTCTTTATACATTAGAACAAATGCTACACGAGCTTTAACCATTGATAATAGTCAAAACTTGTTGGTGGGTCACACTAGTCAGTATTCACCAATAGGTGATGGTGGGTCAGGTGTAACTATTGGAGCTAATGGTCAGATATTTTCAGGATGTGATTTTACAAATCTATACTTAAATGCTGAAGATGATAATAATGAGCATATAAGATTTCGTAAAGACGGAGCTGATGTAGGAAGTATTGGTACTACAAATGGAGATTTATATATTGGTACTGGTGATACTGGAATAAGATTTCATGATGGTGATAATAGTATATATACAGTAAATACTGCTGGTGGTGCAAAGATAGATGGAGCAGTAGATTTAGGCGAACCTGCTGGTCGCTTCAAAGACCTCTACCTATCAGGTGGTATAGGTGCTGATAGCACAATTAGTATGTCCTTTTCTGCTGGAGGAAATATAGGCATTGGAAATACTGGACCGGGATATCCCTTAGACGTTGGTACAAGTTCTCTTGATAAAAGAGCTAGATTCCAAGGTAACAATCAATACAGATTAGCACTTCAAAACGGAACTAATAATCTTGTTTGGTTAGGCTCTGGTGGTGCAGATAACTTTAGAATAAGTAATTCATCAGGTGCAACTGTGTTTCAGATAAATTCTAGTGGCAATGTTGGTATTGGGGATGCTTCAAATATTGCTAAGTTAATGATTGAGTCAAACCTTAGTTCTTATACAGGTGTTAATGTTAAAAATAACAATAGTAATAATCTTGGAGCCTATATTAATTTTACTAATTCAGCAGGAACACAGGCAGGAAGCATAAGTCAAAATGGTGGAACAGGTGTAGCCTATAACACCTCATCAGACCACAGGCTAAAAGAAAATGTAACAGCAGATTGGGATGCAACAACAAGACTAAAGCAACTCAATCCAGTTCGTTTTAATTTCATAGCAGATGCAGATACAACAGTAGATGGCTTCTTAGCACATGAAGTGCAGTCAGTTGTACCAGAAGCAATTAGTGGTACACACAATGAAGTAAAGGTTTGGAGAGAACATGAAGAATTACCTGATGGTGTTTCTGTAGGTGATAACAAGCTAGATGAAGATGGAAACACTATTCCAGTCTATCAAGGCATAGACCAAAGCAAGCTTGTACCTTTACTCGTGAAGACTATACAAGAACTAGAAGCTAGAATAACAACCTTAGAAAATGCTTAACTAACAGGAGAATAAAATGGCAGTAACTTGGACAATTAACACAATGGAAAGAGATTTGGTGCAGGGCGATAACACAGATATCGTTACTATATTGCATTGGTCAGCAAATGATGAAGATGATGATGGCAACACTGGTTCAGCTTATGGAACAGTGGGTGTAACTCTTGTAGGCACACCAACACCATATGCAGATATCACTGAGACACAAGCTATAGGATGGGCAAAAGATGCTTTAGGTGAAGATGAAGTTGCATCAATAGAAGCAGGTATTGCATCACAGATAGATGCAAAAGCTAATCCAACAACAGCAAGTGGAGTATCTTGGTAATGAGTGAAACAGTAACAATTAATGATAAAGAGTTTAAGTTTGAAGATTTAGATGAAAGTCAAAAATATTATTATTCTCAGATAAAACTTACACAACAAGAAGCTGATAGTTTAAAGATTAAGCTAGACCAAATGACAGGTTCAAATTTGTTTTTCAAAGACCAATTAGCCAAATCATTAATAAAAGAAGAAGATGAAAAATAGGTATGAATGTTTAAATGTTTTGTAATGATATGTAGTTTATTAAATCCTAAAAACTGTATTCAATTAGAAGACGTTAGAGATATTCATAAAACAGAAGAAAGTTGTGTTGAAAGAGCAATAGAAATAGCAACACAAGTGCCACATTATTATCCTAATTATAGGGCAATGAAATATAGATGTAAAAAACTTGCGAAAGGGCAGTTAACATGAATAAAACACCTATTGATATGACTGCAGCAACTACAGCAGGTGCATCTTTATTTGGAATGTTGCCAGAGATGGCAGCATTGATAGGATCATGTTTGTCCATTGTTTGGTTTTCTATTCGCATATATGAAACTGAAACTATAAAAAAACTTTTAGGAAAGTAATGGAGAACCATCATAGATCCAATAACTATATCTGCTGCTATAGGTGTTGCTAGTTCAGCATTTAATGCAATTAAACAAGGATTTTCAGTTGGTCGTGATTTGGAGCAAATGTCTGGCGATTTATCTCGTTGGATGGGTGCAGTTTCTGATGTAGATAATGCTGAAAAGCAAGCTAAAAACCCACCCTTATTCAAGAAATTATTTAATGCACAATCTATAGAGCAAGCTG